AGAAAGCACGGTGAAACGATTGAAGATTATGAAACAAGAATCAATAATGCTAATCTTACTGCAGAAGAGAAGTATAATAAGAGCCTTGCTGAACTTCAAAAACAACTTGATACTTCAAATACGGAACTTGCAACATTGAAAACTAATGAGATGAAAAAGGCTATATTAGGGAAATACAAAATCCCTGATAGTTTTTTAGGCAGCATTACTGGAAATACTCAAGAAGAGATTGAAGATAGTGTGAAATCTTTTTCTGAGAATTTATCTAGTTATCTTAAAACACAAAGCGGAGGAACACCAAACTCTTTAAATGGTGGAAGTGAAGGAGAAAAAGATAAAAAAGACATAGGACTTGAAGCATTTGACAAGGCTTTTAGTTCTTTTTAATTTAAAGGAGATGATAAAATATGGCAATGATTTATACACAGTTATTTGCAGATAAAATTGATGAAAGATTTACAAGTGAAGCGGTATCGCAGAAAATAGTAAATAATGATTACAGTTTTGTAGGAGCTAAAACTGTAAAAGTTACTTCGATTAATACAGTTGACAATAGGGATTATGACAGAAGTACAGGTTATGGGAATGCTGACATCTTACAAAATGCCGTACAGGAAATGACACTGACAAAAGATAGAGCTTTTAAAATGCTTTTGGATAAAATGGATGAAGATGAAACAAAAATTAAAGCTGGAGAAGTGTTAGCAAGACAATTGAGAGAAAGAGTAATTCCTGAAATTGAAAAATATAGATTTGAAACAATTCTTAAATCTTGTGATACAAATTCACAGACAGTGACAGGGCTTACAGCCAGCAATGCTTATGCTAAATTCCTGGAAGCGCAAGAAAAATTAAATGACGAGGATGTGCCTCAAAATAGAATTGCCTATGTTACACCTGAGTTTTTGACCAAACTAAAAAAAGATGATAACTTTATTAAAGCTTCAGATATTGGACAAAATATGGCAATAAATGGATTGGTAGGAATGGTTGACGGAGTACCAATCGTAAGAGTTACTAAAAAATGGATGGAAGCTAAAACTGGAACACCAGCAACTACTAAAAAATATGCTTGTTTAGTTGGACATAATTCAGCAACAGTAGCCCCAGTGAAACTGGCTGAATATAGAGTGGTTACAGATTCTGAGAATTATTCAGGAACTTTGTTTTTAGGAAGATTTTATTATGACTGTTTTGTGTTGAATAATAAGGCAAAAGGTTTGGTTGCAATTGAAGCATAGTAAAAAAGTATGGTTAAATGCCATACTTTTTCTATTTTTAAGAGGTAGTAGAAATGGTTGAATTAATAAATGAAATTTATGAAAAAATAAAAATTATTTCTGATGTAACACTAAATGAACCAAAGACTAAGTTTATTATTGAAAGTGTCGTTCAAGATAGTATTAATTATATGAACCGTGAAGATTTTCCAAGAGAATTGATAACTCCTATAACAAAATATATTTTTAAATATAATTTTGATAAAAATAGAAATATAAAATCTATGAAAAGTGGAGATAGACAGGTTGAATTTGTAACTGAGTTAAACGACGATGTGGAATTTAGAAAAAGTTTGAATCGTTTTAGGAAGCTCGGAGTTGTGAAATAAGGAGATGTAAAATGCTTAATGAGTTTTTTAATACTGATACAATAGTGGAGGTTAAAAGGAATAAAAAAACCAAAAATGAACATGGACTGACAGTCCAAGGCTGGGAAGTTGTTTATACTAATATTAATTGCCAGTTAAGTGTAGGAATTTTAAGGGCTACTGAAACTGGAATTATAAACAGTTCCAGAAACACATATAAAATACTGGTCAGTAATGATGTAGAAATAAAGCAGAATGATATTTTATTGGTAAATAAAGGTGGTATAGAGTATAAATTTAAAGCCGGTAAACCAATAAAATACACTGATTTCATAGAACATCAGGAAATAACAGTCGAGGAAGTGGAAAGAAATGAAACTTAGCGGTGACTGGGAAAAACTAGCAAAAAAATTAGAAAAGTTAGCTACTGATACTCCACAAAAAGTAGGAACGACACTCAAACAAGTTGCTGAACAAACAATAAAAGAAGTAAAAGAAGAAACACCAGTAGATACAGGTCAATTAAGAATGGGCTGGCATAGGGAAAATAGTGGAAGTTTCAAACAGGTAGTTTATAACAATGTGGAGTACGTGAACCATGTTGAATATGGGCATAGAGTAGTTTATTTTGGTAAAGAGACAGGAGGAGTAGTACCAGGCGTGTTTATGTTAAAGAAAACAATAGAAAAATTAGAACCTATATTCAAAGACGAAATAGGGTCAACAATAAAAGCGGAGTTTGAAAAATAATGAGATTTATAGATTTTATAAAATCATTGAGTGGAAAAATAGACAGTTTTACGGGTAAAGAAGTTGGAATTGATAATATAAATAAGTTATCCAGACCTGCATATTTTATACAGGTGATTGATTATAAAAAAGAGTTTTTTGCAAATTATAAAGAGAAGATATTTATTAGTGTAGATATTATGTACATTCCTGAAAATGATGAAAATAACAAAGCGGAAATATATAATGCGCTTGATGATTTAGATAACATGTTTGAAGTTAGAGGAAATAAGATTTTAAAAGTTAAAGATAGATGTCTAACTTTAAAAAATGAGGGCACAAAAATAGTAGATGGTCTAGGTCATTATATTTTTGATTTAGATTTATTTGATGTCTACGGGACTGATTTGAGAACTTTTGACAATAGTATTGAGACAATAAGAAAAATATTGAATGATGACAACACTGAATTAACGGAATATGAGTTGCTAAAAAAATTAGAGTTATTTGATGAAAAAGGTAATAAAGTATCGTTATTTGATGAGAATAATGATTTAATCAGTGATGAGGTGTTTAAAAAATTATCATTATTTGATAAAAACGGAGTTCCGTTTAATTACAAGATAATGAGAAATTTAAAAATGAAATTAAAGAGATAGAGGAGTGATAAAATGGCAATAGTCGGACAAATTAATGCAAGTCCAAGCATTAGTATTGCATTTAAAACATTGGCAACGACAGCTATTCAAAGAAGTGAAAGAGGTACTGTATGCCTGATTTTGAAGGATAAAAAAGCCACTGGGAAGTGGTATACCTTTAAAACGATAGCGGATGTTGAAACTAAAAGCTGGGATGCAGAGAGCATAAAATATATCAATTTAGCTATGCATTACGGAGCATTTAAAGTATTAGTCAGAGTTGTGCAGAACGAAGAAAGTACAGATAAAGTACTGAAAGATTTAGAAATGAGAAAATTTAACTGGCTAACTTATCCGCAAGCATTAGAAACAGAAGACCAAACGGTTGTAAATTGGGTGAAACAACAATTTGGAAATACTGGTGCAATTGGTAAAACTATAAAATATGTATCAAGTTATGCAGATAAGACGGATCATGTAGCTATTGTAGAACTCGCAAATGGTGGAACATATAAATCTATTTATGGAGATTTTACAGCACAAGAATATACAGCGGCAATTGCAGGACTTATTGCAGGTATGCCGATAAACCGTAGTGCTGATAATCACATTATGAATGATTTGAAAGAAGTTGAAGATTACGAACCTAAACTTGGTAAATTCAGCCTGTATATGGACGAAGAAACAGTCAGGGTAAACTATGGCGTTAATTCAAAAACTACATTTGATAGTACCTGGAAAAAAGACACAAGAAAAATTAAAGTCGTTGAAGGAATGTGTTTTATTGTGGATGACATAAGAGATACATTCAAAAAATATTGGCTTGGGAAATATATCAATGATTATGACAACAAAATGAATTTCTGTTCAAATGTAACAAAAGTATATTTTAAAGAAATGTCGCCAAATGTGTTGAATGGAGATTACGACAATAAAGTAGAAATTGATATTGAAGCACAGAAAGGAACGGTTATAGCAGATGGATTAGATCCAGATACTATGACAGATTTAGAGATTCTGCAATATCCTACAGGCGATGATGTCTATTTAACAGGTGATGTAAGGTTTGCAGATACTATGGCTTCACTTAGCTTAATAATGACGATGTAATGAAAGGGAGTTGATAAAATGTCGGAAAACATAAGAGGAAACAGAACCATATCGGGGGCTTACGGAGAATTGTGGCTCGATAATGAAAAAGTAGCGGAATTAAAATCTATAGAAGGTAAAATTACAGCTGAGAGGGCAGATGTACAATTAGGGATTTCTGTTGATAGTAAAATAACAGGGTTAAAAGGAGAAGGAACTGTTACAATCTATAAAGTTTATACTCGTGGAAAAAAAATACTTGAAAATTGGTCGAAAGGAAAAGACGTGAGAAGTAGAATAGTAACATCAATTAAAGACCCTGATAGTTTGAAAGGACAAGAAGAGAGAGTATCAATTGATAATGTCTGGTTTAACTCAATTGACTTAGTAAAATTTTCAAGAGGTGAAATAGTGGAAGAGGAAATTCCTTTTGGGTTCACCCCTAGTGATGTTAAATATGAAAACGCAATAAAATAAAGGAGTAGGTGCAAAATGAAAAATATAACAGTAGAAATGCTATTAGAGAATAGTAAAAAAATAGAAAAAAAAGAAACTGTAAAGGTTAAGATCGAAGAATTGAACGGAGCTGTTTTAGAATTAGAAGTGTTAAACAGAATGGAAATACTGGATATTTTATCCAGCAGTAATACAGACAAAGATAGTGAATTAATTTACACATCAGGGAGGATTTTTAAAGATGATAAATTAATCACTCAACTGGGATGTGAGATGAATCCGGCAGAAGTTGTGCCAAAAGTATTAAGTCATTCAACAATAACGGGTATTTCGGAATTACTTATGAAAAAAGCTGGATGGAATGAAAAATTTACTGTTGAGGAAGTGGTTGAAGAAATAAAAAACTAATCAAGGGCGACTGGAAAGCAAAAACAGTCGCTCACTATTTAAATTGCGGGCATAGCTTACAGAGTTTAAGGGAATTAAGTAATTCGGAGCTGTTGTTTATGTTTTTTATGATTGGAGGTGGATTAGAAAATGAGCGAATATAAATTGAGTGCATTACTTGAGTTGAAAGATAAATTTACTAATGTAGCACAAAAAGCTGGAAGTTCATTGGGAGCATTGAAAGATAAAGTTGGTGGTATAGCTGGTAAAATAAAAAATTCTTTTAGCGGAGTTCAAGGAGTATTGGCAACTTTTGGAGTTGGTATTGGAGCGGGTGCAGCAGTTAGTGTACTAAAGTCTTCTGTTGAAGCCTATGCAAATTTGGAAGACCAAGTAAGAAGAAATAGAGCTATAATGAGTGCTACGGCAGAACAGGAAAAGCAGCTTATGCAACAGACTAGAGATTTAGGAAGGTCAACTAAATTTACAGCACAGGAAGTAGCGGAAGCGCAAATGTATCAGGCAATGGCGGGTATGAAAACAAATGAAGTATTGGAAATGACACCTAAACTTTTAAAAATGTCAATTGCAGCTGGAAGTGATTTTGCTCAAACTTCCGATATAGTTACGGATAACCTGACAGCTTTTGGTATGTCGTTAAAAGATTCCAATAGACTTATGGATGTAATGGTTGCAACAAGTAATAATGCAAATACCAATGTGCAAATGTTAGGGGAGGCTTATAAATATGTTGCAGCAACTTCAAGAAATTTTGAGAGCTTTGAAGATGTAAATATCTTATTAGGAGTACTTGCAGATAACGGAATTAAATCTGGTCAAGCTGGGCGTAATTTAGCAGGAATTTACAGAAGATTGGCTAATCCATCGAAACAAGTGGGAAATGCTTTAAAAGACTTAAATATTCAACTTTATGACCAGCAAGGACATTTTAGAGGATTGAAAGCGTTATCTGATGATTTAAAAATTGCGACAGCTGGTCTTACACAGGAAGAAAGAAATAGATATTTGACAATGATTGCTGGTGGAGAAGGTATGAAAATATTAGCGTCTATTATGGGAACGACAGAAGAAAACTATAATAAAGTTGCTAATGCTGTAAGAAATTCTAGTGGTGCAACGGATAAATTTGCTAATGATATGAGTAATACGACGGCTAACAAAATAGCACAATTTAAATCAGCGATAGATGATTTGAAAATATCGTTAGGAGAAGCATTCGCCCCAATAGCGACCAGGTGGATGGAAGACTTTATGAAAAGAGTTGAAGGATGGCAAAAAAGCGGAGCATTAGACCCCGATAAATTAAAAGGGCAAGCTGAGCAATTAACAAAAGGTGCAGAAATAGGAATGAGAGGAATTATAGGAGCTAAAGGTGCAGTCTGGGGAGCTCAATTAGGTACAGCAATTGGGGGACCAGTAGGAACAGCAGTAGGTGCTGCAATTGGAGGAGCTATTGGGTATTTTTCACCAGACATAGTAAAAAAACTCATAGAACCTAAAGACCCAAAATTAGAAAAAGCAAAACAACAAGCCGTAGCTAATGCTTTTGACCCTTCAAAATATACCTCTGACTATAACTCCAAAGACGGACGTTTTCATTATATGGGGTATTCTGATGTTAAAGTACCTTCAATGGCAGAAGCACAAAAAGAGATGGAAAGAATTGAAAGACAAAAAGAGTATGCTAGAAGATCATATGAAGCTAAACCAATAATAGTAGGTATGGATACGTTAAAAGCAGCATTAGGAATAGGACAACAAAATGTAGCACTTACTCAGCAGGACAGAACTGCACAATTAACAAGTGCGATTTCGCAACTGGTGTCTAAACAACAAAATAACAATCCGTTACAGCCGATAGACACCACAGCTATAACTAACGCTCTTAATGCTGGATTAAGTCCTTTAAATGGTTTACCAAGTCTTTTGAATACTAGTTTGAGCACAATGCAGCCACCGATACCGCAGCCAGTGTCAATAGAACAAATTATAAATCATCAAGCTAATGCACAGATAGCAGCACAATTGTCAAATATTACAATAAATGACACAGCGAAAATTGAGAGTATAGCTAGGCAGATAGCCCAGAATGTTAGCCAAAGTACATACAGCACTATGATGTCGAACTTACAGGCACAAATTCAGGCATCACAATAATTAATTAGGAAAGGAATTTTATAAAATATGAGACCAGTATTCATGTTGCTGTACGATACAGATCCGTTTATTTTTGTGATACCGCCGTCAGATTTTAAAGTTACGAGTAGTCAAAATAGCGAAGTTGTGAAGATTTTAGATGTTGGAGAAGTAGCATTGATAGGAGAGAGAAATATAAAAAAAATCAGCTTTTCCACATTTTTACCTGCTAAAAAATCCAAATTTTTTAACTCTTTACTTAATCCTGATTCGCCAATGGACTGTATAAAAAATTTAGATAAGTATAAAGATAATAAAGAAGTTTTAACTTTGATAGTTCCCAAGTATAGTATCTATTTTAAATGCTACATTGAACAGCTGGAATATGAAATAAAGGAAAGGACGGGAGATGTTGACATTTCAATTGATCTGATAGAAGCTAGGAAACAGACAAGGTTAATCGATGATGTTAATGAACTTTATGAGCGGCATACCGGTGAAACATCACCAATTAAAGAGTATCAACTGGAAGAAAGATTTGAAAACTTCAAGAGTAAATTAAAAGATAAGATAAAAGAAAAAAATTGACAGTTTGATAAATTTTAAAAAGTAAAAGGAATTTTGGAAATGTTAAAGATAGTTATTAATAATGAAGAACATATAAAAAAATTTGAAAGGATCACATGGAAAGGTGGAATAAATGGAACATCACGAACACTAGAAGTAAAATATTTAGATGATAATCAAATTGCTAATTTAGGAGATAAAGTGGAAT